ACAACCTGAATCACTGGGTCTTTTCCCTATATAACAAGAAAGGTGTGATTACATGAGCAGACTGGTATGGGATAAAGTCGGCGAACGTCTTTACGAAACCGGCGTAAGTCGTGGTGTGTTGTATCCTGTCGATGAGAATGGTGCCTACTCTACTGGCGTCGCCTGGAACGGGCTGACGGCCGTAAATGAGGCTCCCTCCGGCGCTGAGGCAACTCCGCTGTATGCGGATGATATTAAGTATCTGAACCTGCTTTCTAATGAGGACTATGCCGCCACTATCGAGGCATATACCTACCCCGATGAGTTCGCAGCCTGCGACGGTTCTGTCGAACTGGCTACCGGTGTGATGATTGGCCAGCAGAAGAGAAAGATGTTCGGCTTCAGCTACAAGACCAAGGTTGGTAACGACAGCGACGGTACTGACTACGGTTACAAGCTGCATCTGGTGTACGGCGCTTTGGCAGCACCGACCGATAAGAGCTATGCCACCATCAATGATTCTCCTGAGGCAATCACATTCTCTTGGGAGATTACTGCCGAAACGGTGGAACTCGAAGGGTATAAGCCAACAGCTCACATTATTCTGGATTCTGCCAAATTCAGAGTTGCTGGTCTGACAAATGCCCTACACTATATCGAGAACGTCTTGTATGGATCTGATAACACCGAACCAATAATGCCCTCAATCAATGATATTCTCGAAATGATTGAGAAACAGGCGTGCTTGTTGGATTCGGATGACAATGTGATTTTGGATAATAACGGTACACCGCTTCTGTCCAGAGTGTTCAACTAAAATAAGTCGTGCCGTATTCAGGGAAAGCTGGCGGCACGCCTCTTTTATGTGAAAGGAGAAACAAATGCTGAAGAAAACGATCAAGTATATCGACTACAACGGCAATGAGATTGTCGAAGACTTTTATTTCAATCTGAACGAGGCTGAAATCACCGAGATGGAGATGGGCATGGCAGGCGGTCTGTCTGATCTGCTGACAAAGATCATCGACACACATGATGTGCCCCAACTCATTAAGTATTTCAAGGCAATTATCCTGAAGTCCTATGGTGTGAAAAGCCCGGACGGTAAGCAGTTCATCAAATCTGAAGAACTGTCCACCGCATTCTCTCAGACCGAGGCGTATAATCAGCTCTTTATGGAACTGTTCAGCGGTGACAACAGCGCATCAGCGGCTGCTGACTTCGTAAACGGCATCATGCCCAAGGCTGTTACGACAGCGATGAATCAGAAGGCTGTTGAAACCACTAATTAAATCGAAAGCAGTGGAGGGATGAGGAATGCTTCGTATTACAATACCGTCTGTTGAGCTGTGGGATGAAAACAGACAAGAATTTCTCTATATCAAGGAGAAAACCATTCAACTGGAGCACTCTCTCGTCTCTCTTTCAAAATGGGAATCAAAATGGTGTGTTCCTTTTCTGTCAAAGAAAGAAAAGACAGACGAACAGGTGCTTGATTACATTCGATGTATGACTGTCACCCAAAATGTGGAACCAGAAGCGTTTAGATTCCTGACATATCAGAACAGTGAAGAGATCAACCAGTATATCGCGGCTCCTATGACGGCAACGTGGTTTTCTGAGAACAAAGCGTCGCGGTCAAGAGAACAGATTACAGCTGAACTGATTTATTACTGGATGATTCTTTACAACATTCCTTTTGAATGCCAAAAATGGCATTTGAATCGACTCTTAACTCTGATTCGGGTTTGCAGTATTAAGAGCCAGCAGCCGAAGAAGAGAAGCAGCAAAGACATCATGAGTCGTAATTCTGCCCTGAATGCGGCTCGCAGGAAACGCTATAACACAAAGGGGTGAGACATATTTGATGGCTCCTGAAATCTTGGTCAGTCTTTTATCTTTGGCTGGCACATTGATTGGTTCTGTTGTGGGTATTCTGACAGCTAACAGACTGACCAACTACCGTATTGAGGAGTTGGAGAAGAAAGTTGACAAGCATAACAGTGTCGTAGAGAGAGTTGCCATTCTTGAACAGAATGAGGACACACAGTGGAAACGCATCGATGAACTGAAAACCGATATGGAGTCGGTAAAAAAAGAAGTGTACTCGAAAGGTGGTGCATGAAAACGTGAATTGGATTAAAGCGGCCGGTATTCGGGCACTGAAGACTTTTGCTCAGGTAGCAGCAGCCATGCTCACAGTTGGTCAGTCCTGGTTTGAGATCAACTGGATGAATGTGCTGTCTATCGCTGGAACATCTGCTATCATTTCAATTCTGACTTCTCTGGCAGGACTGCCTGAACTGAAGGAGGACAACAATGGCACTGACAATCGGAGCTAACGGCCTTGCCCTGATTAAGAAATGGGAGGGTTGTGACCTGAAAGCCGTCAAGCTGGTGGGGGAGAAATACTACACCATTGGTTACGGCCATACATTTGACCCCAGCATTAAGAAAGACACTGTCTGGACCAAGGCCCAGGCTGAGGCAGCACTGAAGAAAGACCTGAAAGAGTTCGAGAACTACGTGAACAAGTATGTTCCCATTCCTCTGAATCAGAATCAGTTTGATGCTCTGGTCAGCTACACCTATAACCGGGGGCTCGGAGGTCTGAAACAGCTGATTGCCAACAGCAAGACTATTTCTGACTATTCTAAGAACATTGTGGTCTACTGGGGCAGTGCTACCTATTACAAGACCGGTCTGGTCAATCGCCGGAAGGCGGAACAGAAGCTGTTCAACACGCCCTGCTATCCCTGTATGGGCAGCACGGGTGAAGAGGTACAGCTGATTCAGAAGCGGCTCAAACTTTGCGGCTGGAATCTGGAGGTCGATGGTATCTGGGGCAAGATTACCGACAGCGTTGTCAAAGCGTATCAGCTTAAAGCAGGTCTTACTGTGGATGGCATTGCAGGTCCTAAGACCCAAGCTAAGCTGGTACAGGATGTAATCGTCTCCCGCGCCAAGGAGTTGGCTGATTATCTTGTCCGGAAAAAGTGGCACTACAAGGGTGGCGATTATAAGGCTAAGAGCACCTTTGAGGCAACGAAGAAGCTGGATAAGCCCGGATGTACTTGTGCTCATTTTGTCAGCTGGATTCTCCAAGATGTGGGGCTTCTCCAAAATGGCAAGATTCTCAGCCATACCAAAGCTGGATATGGCACAGGAACAAAATCCATTGTCAACGCTGATAAGCTGATTGGCTGCAAGATTTTCTATCCAAACAAACCCATTGGCTCCTGTGGCCTCCAGCCCGGTGATATTATCATTCACGACAGCAGTATTGGCATCTATGCCCCGTTGAACGGGAAACCCTGTGTGGTTTCTGGAAGAGACGGGCAAACCGTCAACAGCAAACGGCAATACACCAACCTGTATATTCTGTCCGGCGGATATGAATGGCGGCATAATGTCCTGGCTGTGGTCAGGGCATCTATTACTGCTGGAGCTACCACTACACCAGCAGCATCTACCGCAACTACTGTTGCAAAAAAGGAGACACATGACATGGATACACTTCGTAAAGGTGACGAAGGCCAGCAGGTAAGAGCCTTGCAGAAGATTCTTGGCGGCCTCGATGTGGACGGCGAGTTTGGTCCTCTGACTCAGGCTGCTGTGGAAGCCTATCAGCGTCAGTACAAGCTGGAGATTGACGGCATCGTCGGTCCCAAGACCTGGGGCGTACTGCTGGGAGAGTAAAGTGATCACATTCAGACAACAGGGTGACTTCTCCAAAACGACCCGTTTTCTGGAAAGGGCGAAAGAATTATTTCACCAGGGTATTCTGGACAAATACGGGCAGGAGGGAGTAGCCGCCCTCGCGTCTGCAACGCCCGTTGAAACTGGACTAACTGCTTCTTCGTGGAGTTACAGTATCACTAACAAAAACGGGTCTGCGGTGATCTCATTCCACAACTCAAACATTCAAAATGGTATACCAATCGCCATCATTCTGCAATATGGCCACGGTACCGGAACAGGCGGCTGGGTTCAGGGTCGAGACTACATCAATCCTGCAATCCAGCCTCTTTTCGATAAAATCGCAGATGAAGCATGGAGGGAGGTGACGAAGCTATGAGCGAGACAATCGACAATCGAGTCGTAGAAATGCGATTCGACAATCAGCAGTTTGAAAGCGGCGTCCAAACAAGTCTGTCAACGCTCGATAAGCTGAAACAGGCCCTCAATCTATCTGGCGCCGCAAAAGGACTGGAAGAGGTCAGCAATTCCGCCAAAGGAATGAATTTCTCCGGTCTCAGTGGTGCTGTAGACACCGTTCGTGAACGGTTCTCCGCTCTGGAGGTCATGGGTATCACCGCCCTGGCTAACATTGCAAACTCTGCTGTGAATGCCGGGAAGCAGTTGGTGAAATCGTTCACTATTGACCCTATTAAAGATGGTTTTTCAGAATATGAGCTTAAAATGGACTCTATTCAGACCATTATGGCAAGCACCGGCGAAAAGGTCGGAACCGTAAACAAGTATCTGAATGAATTAAATGAATATTCGGATAAAACGATATATTCGTTTTCAGACATGACCCAAAACATTGGTAAATTTACTAATGCGGGCGTTAGTCTTGATAAAGCGGTTGGTGCAATCAAAGGTATCAGTAACGTTGCAGCCGTATCCGGTGCAAACACGAACGAAGCTTCCAGATCAATGTATAACTTTGCTCAGGCGCTGGCAGCGGGTAAGGTTCAGGCTATTGACTGGAAATCCATTGACTTGGCAAACATGGGTACCATTGAATTTAAGCAGCAGCTTATTGATACAGCTGTTGCTATGGGTACCGTTAAAAAAGAAGGTAAAGAGTATGTTACGACAACGACTGATCTGAAAGGTAAAGTGTCAGATGCTTTTAGTGCGACAAAAGACTTTAATGGCTCTTTATCTCATCAGTGGTTGACGACAGATGTTCTGATTCAGACGTTGAACCAATATGCAACTGACGTTCGAGACCTATCAAAAGAAGAGAAAAAGGCTTATGAACAGCAGTTAAAGAAACTTGGTTATGACGAAAAACAAATCAAAGCCATTGAAGAGCTTGGAATTAAGGCAGCCAACTCAGCCAAAGATGTCAAAACGTTCTCCCAGTTGATGGACACTCTGAAAGAAGCTGTTGGTACTGGATGGGCAGATACCTTTGAAATTATATTTGGTAATCTGGAAGAAGCGAAATCACTCTGGACCGCTGTTAGCGATACCGTCGGAGGATACGTCGGTGCTGTATCCAAAGCGCGTAATGATATGCTCAAGGAGTGGAAAGACCTCGGCGGACGAACTGCTATCATTGATGGTCTGAAAAATGCTTTTGAAGGCTTGGTAAGTGTTCTCAAACCGATCGGTCAGGCGTTTCGTGAAGTGTTTCCTCCCACCACAGGCAAGCAGTTGTACGACCTAAGTGTCAGATTCAAGGAATTTACTTCTCATCTGACCCTTGGCAAGACTGCATCCG